TGGTTCACTGTTCTCCGCAATGCACGGTTCACTGGTTACCTCTTCGCTGGTTCGTGAAACCACCGAAACAGAGTCCCAGAACTATGGTTACAAGTTCGGTCAAGAAGAAGAGACCTACAACATCGTTGCTGCACATGGATACTTTGGTCGTCTGATCTTCCAGTATGCATCGTTCAACAACTCCCGTTCACTTCACTTCTTCCTGGCAGCATGGCCTGTCGTTGGCATCTGGTTCACTGCACTGGGCGTAAGCACCATGGCATTCAACCTCAACGGTTTCAACTTCAACCAGTCCATCATTGATGGTCAAGGTCGTGTGCTCAACACTTGGGCAGACGTTCTCAACCGCGCTGGTCTGGGTATGGAAGTCATGCACGAGCGTAATGCTCACAACTTCCCTCTTGACCTGGCAGCTGCTGAGTCAACTCCTGTTGCACTCACCGCTCCTTCTGTCGGTTGATAGATGAAACCAGGTAGTTTTATCCCCGTCACAGAATACGTGGCGGGGTTTTTTATAGGTATTTCAACTCTTGCAATTCCGTTACTTTGCGTAGTACTATTATGATTGGTAAACTTGATCCAGAAGAAAACGTAATGGAGGATAGCATTATGTACCCTGGTGGTATGTTGGGAGAACTTTCGGTAGCACTTGAGACCCTTGGATGGGACTATGGTGATGATGTTGCAGTAGAAATTGCAGGAACATCAGTATACGAAATCGATGGTGCTGGTACTAAATGGGCACCCGTCAAAGGCACCCGTAAGTACAACAAAGATGCTTTTATCGTGATCAAGAATCGGTCACGTAATCCTACGGTTTCTTCTCAACCCAACCCGGATTTGAAACCACATCATGGTTAAAATTTTCAAACAAACATCTGACGATCCTTATGATCGACACTCTTACAGACTGAATGTTCCTGGAAGTAACTCTGTTGTAATCGAAGACTATGAGTTACTCAGAGCAATTTGGTTTGAGAAATGTCGAAACTTTACTGGATGCACTGTAGATGTGTTGGATAAAAAACAAAACAAGAAAAAAACTAATGGAGGTTTTAAATAGTAATGGTAGCATCAACACTACAACAACCAAGGAGGGAATGGTTTGACATCCTTGATGACTGGCTTAAACGCGACCGCTTTGTCTTTGTGGGCTGGTCTGGACTACTTCTTTTTCCCACTGCTTATCTTGC